CAGTAGGGACAGCAACAATGGGATTGCAAAAGACAATAGAGTCTTCTTTTTCTTCAATCAGGTCTGCAACGACATCTTCGCCAGACCACATACGAATCAATTTAACATTCATTTGAATTCACACTCCACCATAAGTTCAGTTAGACAAGCAAGCATATTTATTTCCTGATCCGCCACAAATGCTGCCTGGTACTGATACTTAGCAAGAACAAGCACAGCAGCAGGAATAGTAGCGTTTGTAAGGGATGCGTAACAAGCATCGTAAATACGACGCATAAGTACAGTAGTATCATTGTCCATATTAGATACCACCCACTTCCGAACTTCGGAGAAGTTCTTTTCCTTGAGGTTTTTGACCAGTTCATTTACAGCAACATCAGAGAATGTGGCAAGAATACCAGAATCAATCTTTCCACTAACAGAATAACGCTGGCACTCATTCAGCACTCGTCGCCAATCGGGGAAGTGCTTATTAACCAGTTCTACCAGGACCTTGTTATCAAATTCAACACCTTCTGCACCCAAGATTTCTTGGAGACGTTTGAAGAACTGTGCTGCGATTTGCTGTTTTTCTTTTCCTTTGATTGAGAAATCAATAACGGCACATCGCGAGTGCAAGGGTTCAAGGATTTTATTCTTATAGTTGCAGGTGAAGATGAATCGGCAGTTCCCAGCAAACTCCTCAATAAACGCCCGTAAGAGGAGTTGTACGTCGTTGGACGTGTTATCTGCCTCATCAATAATGATGACCTTGTGTTTAGCAGTCGCCGTAAGTGAGACGGTCGAAGCGAAGTTCTTCGCATTGTTTCGGACAGTATCGAGGAATCGACCCTCGTCGGATCCATTGATGACATATACATCTGCTCCAAGTTGATTACACAGTGCCTTTGCAACCGTGGTCTTACCAATACCTGGAGGACCAGCAAGAAGCATATTAGGAATCTCGCCCTTATTTAGAAACTCCATGAACATCTGCTTTGCAGAATCTGGAAGAATACATTCTTCAATAGTTTTAGGTCGATATTTCTCAACCCAAATAAAATCACTCATAATCAAATCCAATCAGGTTTACGATGGGGCAACCGAAGATAATTATCGCACACCCAGGGTTTAGATGCAATATACATCTTATAAGCATCAAAGGTTGAGATGCTTGTATCAAGTTTATATTCGTCGGGCATTGCCCTTACGAATGGTGTACATTCTTTTCCACTGCGACCCTGTGGATCTGCTGTGGGAAAAATGTCAGATGCATGTTCTAGGGCAGTTTGACAGGTATGAACCTTTCCATAGCGGACGGTATACTCTTCACACAGTGCAAGACCATGCTGTATCAACCATTGCCAGTTGGTTACAAACTCATTTGCCCAGATAGTACAAGGATGGTTACGAAAAGCACCCTTTTCCGTAGCATAAGGAGTACCATCTGCTTTGGGAAGAGTGCCAAATCCGTGACCCCATTTATCAGAAGCAACAATAGCAAGCATCTGACAGGTTTCTAGGGGCATCTTGACGATATGTTTGTCAGGAAGAACCCTAGCAGATTCCCAAGGATCAGGAGAAGTAACAAAGATGTTCATTCCAAAGGTCGAATAAATTCATTCATAATGATGTCGGTTGACTCCAACATCTTCTGCATATATTCTACACCTTTTTCAGGTGTAGTGTGGTCACCACAGGTAAAGGCGTCACAAACTGCCATACCTTTTTCTGGCCAAGTATGAATACTGATATGAGACTCGGCAAGCATAGCAATGCCAGTGAATCCTTGGGGTTCAAACTTATGTACTGATAAGTTAAGGAGGGTTGAATTACATTCCTTTGCTGCATTATACAGCATTTTTCTCATGTAATTTTCATCCTCCATTAACTCAACATTGCAACCCTTCAATGTAAAAAGGATGTGTCTCATCAACCGAAGCTGGAATCAGGTTCCAGAGCGATATAGTAAGTGAGATTATATTTGGTGTTAGTAAACTGTGAAAGCAGTTTGGAAGAAACTACAACATCATAGGCACCAGGAATAATCTTGATATTTTCTACCTTGAAGTTGAAAGTGAATTCTTGATCGGTTTCTCCCACAACAATGGCATACTCGTTAGAAGTATCATTCTTCTTATCACGGACCACCAGTTTAATGACACCTGCTTCACCAACGGCAGAAAGATCAGGCAGTTGATAAACTTGTGCTGCTTTAACCAGTTTTTCAAGAGAAGCACTATCCAGTTGGAAGCAAACGTCCTGAGAAGGAAGATTGATTTCCTTATCGGGAGGAGAAATGATCACATTAGGATCTGCAAAGAAATACTTCACACGACGCTTACCTTCTTTAATACTGAGATAAGAATCTTGTTGAAAATCAAGATCGGGATCTTGATGAAGACTAAGACCATTCAAAAACTGGTTGAGGTCATAAATGGCAAAGTCACGAGGAAACTCTTCCTTGATTTCTGCTTCTGCCAGAATGTTTTTGGCAACGGAAATGGTACGAAGACGATTTCCTTCCTTTACCAGAATAGAGTTATTAATGCCAGCAAAGTTTTTAAGAACAGTAAGAGTGTTGTCAGACAGTTTCATAGTATTGGGATTCAGTTTCATTGAGGGTAGGTTTCACGTTGTGCGTTCTTGTCATTGAAGTGCATAAGAAGAACAGCATAGTGCAAGATCTTCATAATGTCACGACGTGCGGTACCTTTCTTATCATAACGAGAGGCATACTTAAGGATGTTGCTGCGACAGAAAGATTCACCATCACCACAAGCTTCAATCAGATCAAGAGTCTGAATTTTATCATCACCAGCAGAGTAGTGCTGATTGTATGTTGCAGAAATATAATCGGAAAGTTCTTTAAGAATAGTATCTTCACTATACTTGTAACGTCGATCAGTTTTTTCAGTCATAGGTGCATAAATTGTCAAATTGTGTTCGTCTTCAGGACCAAACATAGTATCATGTAATAAAGACCAGGAATTAACCATAGCAGAAAAGGAAATCATTTACAAGTGATTCTGCTTTTTCTTTTCCAAACTTGCTGGAAAGGTATCCACTTACAGGATCCAGGCGTTTCATATATTTGTCGAAATCCCCGTAAGTAGAATGGACAGCAAACCCACTAGGTTTCTTTGATTCTAGCATTTCTTTGTATGCTTGTAAATAGGCACGGAAGTCATCAAGATAATCATTAACCTGATCCATCGTACATTTACGAACAAATACGTTCTCAGAAAAGTGGTTGCCAGGTTCAAAGAATCTGAATGTCCCCTCTGCCTTTGGTAGATCTGGATGGGAGAACAAATAGTTTTCCACTGGATGCTGAAAGTCAAATACTATAATGACTTTCTTATCAAAGAAACCCATTAAGTCCATCCCAAAGCAGGGTAGATTCTCACCAGTTTTTGGATAGATGATATTGTTGTAAATGCAGGACTTGTTGTCCCAGATCTCAACTTCCCTAGACTTGAGAATATATTTGTTGTTGTAAATCTTGGCAGAGAGGGAGGTGTCGTTGTCCTCCCAATCTGCCCAATCTCCAATGTTTTCTAGATCAGGAAACGTTTCCCACAGTACCTTCTTGTACTCCTTCCACAGGAAGTTGGAAGTCTGCGTCAACTTTGTCATAGAGTTCAAGGAATGCTTGTTTGGTTTCATCATCAAATCGGTTCACACACACTTGGATTGCTTTTGCTTTGTCTTGGAAGATTGCATAGGCACGAATAATATGCACTAGACGGCGGGTGCTGATGATTTCCTCAATACCACCATCATAGAAGGTCTTGCGAATAATGTCACCCCAGTCCACCAGACGCTTGCAGAAGTCACGGTCTTCCACGCCAAGATCCAAAGCAACACCTTCCAGAATCTTCTGCTCAATTGAAGGAGATGGATACATCTGCTCAAACGTCACAGGGAAACGCTCAAGGAATGCTTCGTTGAGGACGTTGGTGCCGATGAAACGTCCATCATCAGAACCTTTACCTTTGGTGTTGGCAGTAGCAATAATATTGAAACCAGCAGCAGGTTTGACCCACTTACCAATTTTTTTCAAGAACACACCTTTACCTTCAAGGATGGATTGGAGACAAAGGATTTTGTTAGAAGCAAGGTCAATTTCATCGAGTAGCAGGACTGCACCTCGTTGGAGTGCTTCAATGACAGGTCCATTATGCCAAGCAGTGTTGCCATCCACAAGGCGAAAACCGCCAATAAGATCGTCTTCATCAGTTTCAATAGTAATGTTTACACGAATCAGTTCACGTCCGAGTTGGGCACAAGCTTGCTCAACAGAGAATGTTTTACCGTTGCCAGAAAGACCCGTAATGAACGTAGGATAGAAAAGACGGGATTGAATAATTTTGCGAACGTCGCCAAAGTTACCAAAGCGGACGAAGGTATCATCTTTTTCAGGGATCAAGTTTTGAGGTTCCCGATCGGGAATAACACTAGGACTAGACTGGTAGGTTTGCTCCATTTGTTCTCGAACGGTAAGGTTCCACTTACCACGACCAGTCTTACAGTCAGTAAGTTTGTTAGTTACAGTCTGATAGTTAGAACCGTTCATTGCACACCAAGCACGAATGTCAGCAGCAGTCACAGACTCCCCATACACTGCCTGGAGAGAAGTGCGGATGTAGTCAGAGGAGAGAGTCATAATCTTTGGTTGTTTGTTTCAACTGAAGTAATTATACAAGAAAAAAGGGGTGCCGAAGCACCCCAGTGGACAGTTGTAAAACTGGATCAACCGTCATTAGTTTCCAGTTGTTCCAGTTCCTTGATCATAGTCTTCTTGCTATGGCGTTTATCAAGTTCAACTCCAAGCTCTCTACCATATGCCTCTAACTCATCTTTGCTGAGTTCTTCGAGAGCAACCTTTTCTGCAGTTTCTTCTACTGCGGGTGCTTCTTCTACAACGGGTTCAGGAGCAGGTGCTGCATCAACCTTAGGTGCAGGGGAAGAAACTCCTCTAATTAAATCTCCGAACTTACTCATTGGTCTATCAATAGTTTCTTTTATTTATTAAAAAAGGAGGTCTTAATGACCTCCCCATAAATCACTTGTTTCTTTCCTCCCACCGTCTAACATAATCTTTGAAGATTTTTTGCTTTTCTGCTTCACTTTTTCCTGCCCACTCTTTGCGGTACTTCGCCATCACCTCTTTATATGAGGGTGGTCTGCGAATAGAAGATTGTTTAGGTACTTCAAAACTTGTTTTACCCTGATCTGATACTGACCTATCAAGAGCCTGACCATATGGTTTTGATGAAGTTCTTGCGGGAGTCATTGCATTAGATTTTCTCACATCACGCTCAACTCTTCTGGCAGCAGATGCTGCACTAGAAGGAGTAGGATCTTTAAATCTTTTCAATTTAGAAAGACCTGCTTCTGCATCTTTCTGCATCCGATTAAGGTCATCAGCAGTTCCAGCAACACCTGCTCTCTGGTCTTTAACAACTTTACTTGCTCTTTTACCAATAGCAGATGTACCTTTTTTACCACCCTTAATGAGACCAGTAACCTTCGATAGTGCCTTCTTACCAGCACCACTTCTTAAAGCCTTTACACCCAATTTAACTAATGCACCAATACCTTCATTGATGATAATTTCAGTTTGCTCTTCATTAAGATTTGCCATAATATAAATGGCATCCTCTTCACTATAACCTTCATCAAGAAGTTCACCTCTAATAATATCAAAGAGGTCAGCAGATGCTGCAATACGCTGTCTCCTTTGTTGATCAGTACTAGCACCAGTAGTTGGTCTAGGTGCAGCTGGAGCTACTTTTGGAGCAAGAGGATTGAATTTGGGTACAGGAGTACCAGCAACGGGTCTAGCAAAAGCACCAGCACCAGTAGTTGGTCTAGGTGCAGTTGGAGTTACTCTTGGAGCATTAGGATTGAATGAAGTAGCAGCAGGTCTAGCGGCAGGAGTAGCAGCAGCGGGTCTAGCAAAAGCACCAGCACCAGCAATTGGTCTAGGTGTGCCTGTTGGAGTTACTCTTGGAGCATTAGGATTGAATGAAGTAGCAGCAGGTCTAGGTGCGG